CTTAACCCTAAGCCCGTTCAGTTCCAGGATCTGATCGATGATGCGATTGAGGACAAAAGAAGACTTACGACGGAAGATTGCAAGGTGCTTGTCTTCCCCAATCCGCTTGCCGTCTTTATCCACTAGACTACGAATCAACAAACGAAGACCGGCCGTCTTCTTAGCCGGTCCGTCATTTGCTTCCAGCCATTCTAGCATCGAGTCCGCAGGAAGGGAACCGACACGCACGACTCCCTTCCATTCCGGAACTTCGATATCCAGATATTTAGTGTCATCGACCCCATCCATCTCTTCGATAGACAGGTAGGTTGAAGGTGCCTTTTCTTCGCTCATTCTCTCACTCCTTCTTAACGGCCGAACTAACCGCCGACCGTAACCGCACCGATAGTCATCGTGCCCGTCGGACGAATAGTGACATTCGCGCTGAGCGCACCGTCAACGGGTGCCGTTGGAACGATGTTCGAGATGCCGCCCGAGAAAACCCACACGGTCGGCGACGGTTCATCGGGGAAAGTAATTCTCCAACCGTCTGTCTGATGTTCGATGACTGACTTGTAGAGACCGGTCAGATGATCGTGCGTTCCGTCCTTGGGAATAAAGTTGAACGGGAACGTGACTTGTCCGCGACGTAGCACGCCGAGGATATACTGGTCGATGTCGTTGTTGTGAGTCGTGACATCAAACTCGTTACGACCCAACGACGGTGGGGTCAGGTCGCCAATGTTGGCGACTTCAACGAACGCACCAACGCCATCGTCCTGACGCTCGATGACAGTTCCGTGTGACGAAATGCCGCTCATGCTGTCTCCTTCCGGTGGCCGCTATGACGGCCTTTTCGTAGCAATCACATTGAATGCCACTTGAGCCCTTTTGTTGTCATCCAACTTTAGCTCTCCTGGCGGTGACAACGGAATCACACTTTCATAAAACGTGCCGTCCAGCGTCTGGTTACGAATCTTTTGTAAAGAATCCAGAGCCTGCCTTGCCTTTGTGAATGCCGCCTGAGAATCTAAAGCCTTGATTAAAACCTGGGCTGTCGGATACTCAGCATCAGCCGTTGTTACGTTATTCTGCACCCGTCGCGAACCTGATCCCCCCGTAGCCTTGATAACGATGTAAGGACCCGGTCCAGTTGGGATATCAGCTTTCTGCGTAAGAAAAATAGTGCGACCAGGTTGAGTTAATATTCCTACCCCGTCTGCTACAAGCTGATTTGCCAACTCAACAAGAAACATCAGAAATCCTTTTCATCAATCCTGATGCGCTTCGCTACCCTCTCTCCTAAATATGGACGTGACTCGAACAGCACCGATTCGATAAACTTTGGCCCACCCTCATCGTGGTAATATTCCATGTTCTCGTGCTGATCGTAAGCGTAATCCACTTCTTCATTACCCGCAGCGATAGCTGCTGAAATCACCTTGCCTTGTTGAAAAGGACCTTCAATTCGTTCACTTTCACGCAAGTCGCCTTCCTCAATTGGTGTGCGCTTTACCACTTCTGGAAGTTCTGTCTTCAGTTCTGCCACTACCCCTCGTCCAACCTTAGCAGGATACTTATGAGCAATAAATCGTAGATTTGCTGCAATGTTACCCGCCCCGGTGTGGCGAACTCTTGGTCTTCCCATTAGACTGTCGCCGGTTCCTGTGTTTTAATCGAAACTGGGCCAGCCAACACTTCTTCGATCACTTGAGCGAACAATTCGCCGATATGCCGCCAATTAAATCGTTTCTGGGCTGCCAGTTCCAAACCTTTCTCTCGAAGTGCCTCCCGTAGAGCCGAAACTGCATACAGACTTTGAAGAGCCTCGATGGCGTCTTCTTTATCCATGACCCCACCGATTGCATTGATGTTATTAATCGTTGCAGCGGTGGAAGAACAAGGAATTGCACATGCTGCAATTTTCGCCCAATCACCAAGAGCCGCCCAGTCTGGAAAGATTTGAGGCACACCGCAGGCCATACCTTCCAGCGTGCACAGACCAAAACCCTCACCCTGAGTAGTGGTGAATTGAACATCGAAAGAATTATAAGTATCCGCCATGCTATCTTCACGGATACCTTTACGAATCTCCGGTTCCGACAAGATCAGACGACTACCGATGCCATAATAGCTGGCAAGCTGACCACAATCGAATCCTGCATCGCCCGTCGGCGCTGCATGTAAATAGAGATACGCATTGTCGATGTTGTATTTCTTGATCCAGTCAGCAAAATACTGAATGGTCAAATCGAATCTCTTACGTGGTTGATTACGATTCACATTGCCGACAATATAAGAATCCCACAGTCTTTTTGGCAAGCCGATGTTCTTACGGGCCTGAACTTTATCCATCGACTTATAAACAGTAAGGTCTACGCCCAGAGGCACTACCGCAGCCCGCCCCGTGTAACCGCCCAACCGTGCCTGCTGTAACCCGAAGTTACTCCAGAAAATTGCGGCAGTAAGGCCATTAAGCCCCCTCCCACGGCAGTTCAGACCATCCACAGCTACCACACCGATTGTGGGCACGTTGCCGAGGGCACGAAGATACTGCGGGAAATTCCACGGATCGTTCTGCACGATAGCAAGATCAAAAGTTTCTTCACCCAACCTCTTGGGAATCTCACGGATACCAAAGGGATCAACGTATTCTGGATTGGCTGGCCAAATATCATAGGGATACCGATGTGGTGCTCCTTGATAATTTAATCCAATTACGCTGATCTCCCAAGTTTCCTTAAGAACATCAAGGATGGCATGGGTTGACCTTGCAAAACCTGTCGGAACCCCAGCATCTCCAACCCACAAAAGGCGTTTCATACACTCACTGCCTTTCCTGCTAGAACGCCCTGCCAGAATCCTTCAGCGATCTGTTCCCAATTAAAGGTTTTTCTAGCTTGAGCTAATTCCTCGTCAGAGACTTCCTGAGGCCCATTCTCAAAAAGACTAACGAGAAGCTTTACAAGTTCAGTGCCATGTAGCTCAGGCACGAAAACTCCGTGCTCTCCATACCATCGCCACATTTCTTTACGATCAAAAAGGATAGGACGAGCACCGCACAGCAGTCCCTCTACTGCCGGAAGTTCGAAACCTTCTACATAGCGCAGTCCTGAAACCCAAAGCGAACGATGATAAAAAGAAGCAAGCACTTCATCTGAAATTCTATGAACTGACTTCCAGCCCCGGGGGATCTGTTTCATTCCCGTTGGTATTGGCCCAAGATGCACAGTCTTCAATCCTACAAGGGAAGCTGCAATAGCAACTTCTTCGATTGCTTCTGCACCAGGCCCAGTCACGTAACCCGAAGTGACGACTCCGATGTCGCGCACTCGAATTGGATGGTCCTGCATAAAAGCATCGTCGCCGCCGAGGGGAGACTGATAAAAATTGGCAACTCCGTCCATGTGCGGAACTAGATCATAATAGCTCCAGACAAGATCAGCTTCAGCCCAAATCGGTGACCACTCTTTGGAGATACCAGTTGTGCAAAGACAATATTGAATTACAGCATATCTTGGTGCTCGAAGAGGATCCATCGAATCCAGGCCGATTACGTGCATAACCTGAAGATCTGCGTCTTCCGGTCTTTGAACGACACGAATTTCTGGCGGAGCGTATCGCTTCAAAGCCCCGGCGACCCGATGCATAGCAAGGCTTAACGTATTTGGAATAGGATCAACAAAAACCTTCATGGATGATAAACCTTCATATCCAGGTTTGCAGCAATCTTATAACCCTTTGCACGCGCATCCGCACAAAGATCTACGAGGGCTCCACCATTTCGCATACGAATTCTACGAGCAACCGATCCAGGCATCACTAGACAACTGCCTACACTATCCATCTCGACAAGTCCATTCCTCGGTGCATCGTCATGGTAAGGAAAGAACGGCCCGAATCGTTTGCCATTCTTACGAAATGCCCAAATGTCATAGAAAGCAGTGTCAGCGAATACCATCGGTGCGATGATATCTGCCGGTCGTTCGGCCATTACCTGTTCAATCAACTTGACAACTGTTTCAGCCTGCCAGACTAGGTCGCTCTCTACGTAGACCAGAACATCATCATCCGGACGCACATGGTCTAGAAGACAATTACCTACCTTGGAAAGAGCTGCCATCCTTTCAGTAGCCTCGGTGGACCCGTATACCGGACCACCGTGGTTACAAACTACTAGTTCCAGGTGAATCCCTCGAAGTTCTGCTTGATCTCGAAGATGTTGTTGCGTATCATCCGTTGAATCTCCTTCCACTGCGAGCACACGCACTGTTCCATCAAAGGTAAGCATTAGTGCTTGCACTTGATTCATATAGCGGCGGATGTGTGCTCCGCTACTATTACGAAATAAAGACCCTACTACGACATTCATCGTAGAACTCTCTTAGCTCGAAACACTGCTGGATTTCCAGTCCAAACTTCCCATGCAGGAATATCGATTGTTGCTACTGATCCTGCCCCGAGCACTGCTCCTTCATGCAATGTAATCCCCGGTAACACAACGGCATTCGTAAAGACAGCTGAATAGTCTTTTAATTCAGTTGTTCGACGTTCTACATGCTGTGATTCCTGTGGAGCACAGGCTGAAATACAGAGGGCATCTGGTAAAGCAGCTCCAGAAATAATCTTTGCACCGCTAGAGATTCCTACATAATTGCCAATTATGGTTCTACCACCGCCAACGCCAATATGAGCAAAACTAGCGATATGCACGAAATCGCCAATCTCAATTCCGAGCCCACCTTCGAACTTTGTAAAGCCATCGAATCGACAATCAGAACCGTATCGAATCATATCCGGGCGTAAGACAATAGTCTTATCAATATCCAGATACGGTGAATACGAGGCGATTCGTCGTCCTAAGCCTTGCATTTGCCCTGTGCTACTTCCATAAAAGAATGGGCAATGTAACGAACAACGTCCGGCGTCATTCCAGGATGAGTTGGC